ACCCAGGAATCCAACAACCACCTTCTGACCAGGCAAAAGATCAACTTCAACCTCAATATCACCTGCAGCAAATTGACCCAGGACCGGCACAAACTCAAAATCAACAGGATAATAAACCCCCTGCTGCTGAAAAAACACCGTCACATCATAAGTTGTGAAGGTATCCACCAAAGAGCCAGCAGCATCTTTTGTTCTTGCTGCTTTAACTTCCCCAACTTCTGCATAAACTGCAGGGTAATCGGTTGGATGACTCATTTTTTCTAAGTGCGAATCAAGCACGATACCCCCTAGCTTATCGTAACAACGCCACTGTAAATTATTTGCTTTGTAGTTGTTGTAACATCTGCTGAACTTGTGCCATCGTGCGCAGTTCCATTGATCACAAGCGTACCACTTAAAATATTTTCAACCCCAGGATAATCGCTTATAACAGCAGCGATCTCATAAGCCGGCGCATCTTCCCCAAGTTTTCTATTGTTTAAGTACTCTTCCACCGCTGCAGCAACTTCTGCTTTGTTTGCACTTCCAACAACTGTTGCTTCCACAGTAGGCTGAACCCTCACAGCAGCGTAACAATTTAAAGTAACCCCTGCAGGACGATAGCCCGGATCTCTAGCTGTGCCATCACCACGCAACCGCTTTTCAACCAGTGCAACTAACTCTGCTGCAGTGCCACTTGTTGATCCCGAATCAATATAAACGTCTACATGCCCCGGCGACTCTTCAAGCAATGCACTTCTAACCACTGCAGCTTCACCTGCTGCAACATACTCTTTTATTATTGATCCGTTTGTGTGAGTTGTTGCAGACGGACCCGGAGAAACACCCCTTGTTAATCCTGTTATTCTGTGTGGACTACTCGACAAATCCAGAGAACCAGGCGGATAAGAAACCAACTCTGCAACGTTGCCAGCACTATCAAGGATCGCCAAAGTGCCACCCGCATCACTAATTGACACCAAATTAAGATCACTGACTTCTACAAAGTTTTGAATTGCTGTAGCATCCGACTGTAGAACGACTTGCTCTATTTCAAAATTCAAGCAGCCATCAACAATAGAAACTGGAGTACCCCGGCTTAACCCTTCGATATGCGCCAATATTCGATCTCTGTAGACATCATCATTTTCTTGCTCTTGACCGCCACTTGTCACACTTGCATTAGTTACTGCTGTTAATCCACTAATGCCGGTTGTTATTTGCGTTATTGTGTTGCCTAATACGTTACCTGCAGAACCTTCTAACACAGCCTGCACCGGCACATTTGGAGAGCCAGAAGCAACCACTGTTTCTTGTGTTACCTCAAAATCAATTCTATCACTGATTGAAGTTGCTGGAACGCTGACCAACGCACCAACAGGAACCGTTGCAGATCCCGTATACGTTACCTCACCAACGGCTTTTGTTTCTTCACGACGAACAACCCCCCAATCACTACCAAGATCATCAAGAGCTTGACCCGTAGCACGCTTTAAAAAACCGTTCAATTGTGCCTTAAAAACTTGGTAGCCCAAGTGCTCTAATTCCATCCCCAGGCCAAAGCTTAAGCTACGAATAGCAGATCCCATTGAAGTATCTGCAATCCCTGTTTCAATTGCTAGTTGTGCCCTTATATCTTCTGCAAACTCTTCTGCAGTTTTTATTAAAACTGGATCGGCCACTATACACCCCCTACAATTGAGCCTGCTGATAAACGATCAGTATTCCCCAATAATACCACACTGCGTTCATACCTTGTTGTATTCCCATCAACAACGACCTCAACAAATGCCTCTTTTATCCTGCTATCACTTTGCGCTGTTTCTCGCAGGCTCCAGGCTACACTTGCAGCCCCTTGTCTTGCTTGCGAGGAGCCAACGACCGCACGAATACCCCAAGTTGGATCTTCTGGCAGTGTGCCTTGCGCAATTCGATCCATGTGCTGCAGGATCTGCAGCACATTTTTCTTTCCTGATACCGTTGCAAGATCATTGTTTGCAAAAGCAACACTTATTTTACCATTGGCAGAAACAACCGTTGCAAGGTCAACACCGTACAACCGATCTTCTTGCGTCTTAAAATTTGTTGTTGCCAGTTGACCTTGCACGCTACCACCGACCGCAGGATCAGCAGGAATTAAAAGCTCTGTTAGACTTAAAAGATCATTGTTATCAATCCGACCATTCAAGATCGCAATATCAAGCCACCTGCTAACGTTCCCTAATTCTCGAACTGCAATCTTTTCAAGCGTATCACCTGCAAGCACCTGCACTTTTCTTGCTCCAGATACGCTTGCATTTATTTTGCGATAAGCACCACGCAAACGCGCCGAATTCACCCCGTATAATTTGCTTTCTCGTTGCTTTTCACTTTCACCTGGAACAACAGGAGCAGCCAAAGCACCGCGCATTTCTTGCGCTGCTTGTTCAAACGTTGGCTTTAACACTTCTGGCATTGTTGCAAATCTGTTTAAGACTCTTTTTATTTGCCGAAGTTGCATTGCTAGCCTTACAACCGGCTCAACCGATCTTTCAGTAAGGCTTACAATTGCACGATCAATCTTGTTACCTAGATCAATAAAAATTTGACCAGGCAGATCCACAAACGCAGTTACACCAGAAACAAAACGCTCTGTTTCTCGTATAATTCGATCAAGTGGCTTGGTAACAAATTGATCGATTGTTTGCTTAACAGCATCCTTTGACTTGCGCAACACCCGCCCTGCTGCAGCCAAGTTTTCTTGCACTGCTTGCATTGTTTTTAAATATTGCGCTGCTTTGCCCTTTGGATCTATCTTTTCTTTTCTAGGCTTGCGCTGCACCTTCCCGTAACTTTCTAGGGTCCAACTATAGATTCTATGGATTTTGTTTGATCGACTTCTGCTGTAATTAATGCTTTGAGGCTCAACTAAAAAATGCCGATCTTCCTCCCAATCGTGCCACTCGAACACAGCCTTTTTTGCAATAGCAGCATTAGTGCTAGCAGTATCAAGCCAGTACTGACCCACAACCTTTTCTATTTCTTGCAAGAGCTTTGTGCCGGTCATCTGTTGACCCAGCACAGTATAGGCCCTTAATCCAAACGTTCCGCTAATCTGTATCTGTCCTAATCCCTCGCCATTCAAACCGCGATAAATTGCACCATGCGGAAGCGGGATTTGCTGGTTAAGTGAGCTTCTTGTTGTGCTTATCTCTTCAACTCCTGGAGTCATATCCAGCCACAATCCATAAGGTGTTTTGCTCGTTACAATGTGCAGACTAAAGCCTTTTCGTAATTGCATCACACCCCCTTAAGCGACTGCATCACCAGCCATTGCAGGTAAAGCAGGAATCTTTAAATTATCTTCTTCTTGCCAAAGGCCAAACTTGACTAGCAAATTTTTAGGCAGCCGAGTTGACAGCGCACTATTATATTTGCTGCTTATTCTATCACGCCACCAACGCTTATAACTTTCTTGATTGCGCCCACGCTCAACTGAAATTCTTGTTATGTGATTGTTTGGAAAACTATAGGCTTGCTGCACACCTGTAACATAATATTGCCAGTTGGACTTTTCTCTTTTAAGGATTGATCCGATTCTAACCCCATAATCAGGATCTGGACCAACACGCCCAGCAACAGAAAACATACCATCATAAAAATCTGTATATCCAAACCATTGATATAAATACAAAGTGCGCAAGGCTAGTGCTTCCCACTTGCGCAAATTTGAACCAGTTGTTAACCCGCTAGAGCTATCTTTTGCACCTATAAATTGTATATATTCTGTCCCTTGTGCCAATTCACGAAAACCAAAGCGACGAACTAGATCCGCATCGTAAAGTGGCAGTATTCCCCCGCTATTGTCAAAAGCCATGCTTAATTGATCAAAAGCAGAATATAGCCCTTTACCTGGACAGAAAAAGAACGAGTAAACACGCGCTAGATCTTTATGAAGCTCAAATCCATCACCAATTCTTTCTTCTTCGGTTAAGTCAAAACTCCAACCATCAGACAACGCTAGCTTATCCCAACTCTTTATATCAAAAGGTGTTGGACGGTGATACAACCCCACTTTGCCCAGGCTAGATTGATCTTTTTTGCTTTGTAACAATTCTTTTTCATGCTGGACATCCACAAACAACTCATGCCACGGACGATCGCTATACCGGCTTAAAGTCTCCCACAAAGCACCTTCTAAGCCAAGAGCACCTAAAGCAGTGTTCCCATCACTAAGAATAGAATTTTCACCTCTAAATTCTATTATCTCAGCTAGCGTCTTACCATCGACAGACTTGAATATATAGTCGTCATTCATAAACGTTTGAAACAAACTTTTAACAACTTCGTTAGGCTTACCCCTTGGAATCTTGCCCTTGCTACGAGCCAAAAACCCTAAGCCTCCAATATTGCTTCGACCTGCTAAGTGTGGATGCCAAAAAATTCTATAGTTTGCTAACTCCCCAGCAATATCTTGCAACACAACTTCAACAAAGTGTTCAGGCTTGCCTGTAATTTCAGCTTCAACCACCTGCACTTTTTTGACCAGGCCAACAATATCAGTGTGCCTTTTGCCATCACGCGAAAGCATAGTTGCAACGCACAAATCATTCAGTGTTAAAACTTCCGTCCAAGAACGACCATCCACAGACGAACCCAGCAAAGCTTGCACCACAGTACCACGCAACATAACTTGCGCAGTTGCAGTTGGTTCACTCATTAAACGACTGCTGCTATAGGTCTGCACAGATCCCACGCGAAAAGATCCAAACTTGCTAGTTGTAAAGTTAAGCTCTATTTGTGGATTGTGCTTAATCACTTTTAGTTACCCTTATTTGAATTAGGCACATCTAGCACTTCACGCACAACATATTCATTGCCTTGGGCATCACGAATAATAGTCTGACCTTTTTTATTTCTTCTTCTGCTTACAGTCTTTGGTACTTTATAAGAGCTTGCAGGCTTGCCCGACCCACCAGGAGCGTCAACATCAGCATCATAAAACCGAGCAACATCCTTAGGTTTAGGCTTAGGTGGTGTTATAAAATTACTAACTTTCGTTAACATCTGCAAAAACCTGCGCTCAATTGAAGCAATTTTATTCAAGGCAAGTTGCACCGCCCTGCTTCCAGCAAACTTTGCTTTTTCTTGATCTGTAGAAAGCTTTCTTCTAACGTCACGTGTTCTAGCCCTTATTTGTGCTAGCAATTGCTTTCTGTTTACTCCAGGACCACCCGCAGCCAATCCTCCCGGTCCCATCTGCACAAGGCTTAAAGCCTCGTGATATTTTATATTTCCACCCATCAGGCGATAAAGAGCACCTGCTTTGTTTTCTCTGCTCATGCCTCCAAACTCTTTATCTATTTGGGTTAAGTATCTGTTTATATTTTCAGGCGTTGCACCCTTTTCCATTTCTGCGATTGATTGAAAATAACTACGACCCGAACCAAAGCCCATTGCACGCAGTTTGAAAGCCTGCATTGCTTCACTTCCACCCGGACCCATGCCAGCAGCCAGGCGACCAATTAAGCCTGCAGTGCGCTGAGGTGATCTTTGATAAACTCCACCTAACCTTGTGCTTAAAGCACTTAACAAACCTGCAGCTTCCTTACCTGTAAACTGTGTGCTACCCACTGCCATTCTTTGCAATACACTTGTTGAACCACGCAAAAACTCTTCCAACAATGCCGGACTTGCTTTAGTTGCCTTAAACGCTCCAACCAAAGTATCATTCAAAACTTTCCCAAGTGCTCTATCACCAGCAAACCTTGCAGCCCTTTGAAACCCTGTGAGATCTCCAAGGCTTAAATTCCGACCTTGCGCAAGCAGCATATTGCTATATGCTGCTTGCTTATCCACCCCACCAACTGCGCGCCCTGTTTGCAACAAAGCCCCCATTGCATCAACTGGATTCATACCCAGACCGATCCCACGATAGCCAAACGACTTTAAGCCACGTTGACCAAGCCCACCTTCTACTTCCAAGGCTGCACGCTCTTGACCAATCCGAACATTTAAGCCTTGCAACGTCCTACTTAAAACGTAACCCTTGATTCCACCAAGAGCCATTGCACTAGCTAACTTGTATCTGTCTCTTCTTGCCCTTGCGCCCTGCTGACTGCGCAAGTAATCTTGTCTTTGCGCTAGCCCTTCTTGCCCCCCTGCAATTGCACGCGCCATCTCTCTTTGACGTTGCGCCATAAAGACAGAAGCAGATCGCATTGCTCCAGGTATGTTTTGACCTTTCTTTTGAAGATCGTCCATCTCTTCGTTCATGCGGTTAATTTCTTGCGTTACACGCCTATATTCCCTGTGCATATAACGTATATTCCGCTGAACATTGCCAAGCTCTTTGTTGTACTTTTGGATCTCTTTTGCGCTGAACACCTCACCAAACAACTTTGCTTGATTGTTACTTGTCAGCTTGTCTAGCTTGTCGATCGCATCCGACAAACCGCCCATAAATTCAGCACCAGCATCACGATCTTCTCTTAGCTTTCTAAGCTCTTCTGCTAATGGATCAGTACCATTCATAGTTCTATACCTGTGCGCTCAAAATACAGGGCTTTTGCCTCATCAAACACTGTATTTAGATCAATCTCTGCAGTGTTTTCTGATCCAAGCTTTGCAGCCTCCAAAAGCTCATCAAAAATTGTGTCAAAATCGTTTGGATCTTCCTCTTTAAAAACGTGCTTGAACTCCAGGCTTGCAAAAGAGCCTTCAAACTCTTCTGCAGCTTGTTCCACAATCAATTCCATTTCCCAATCTAACAGATCGGCTTTTGAAAGTTTATCAATTGCAGGGTGACCCGGATACAAGTTGTGAACCTCAGCCCACTGTTTTTTTAACCGGTAAATTGGATCTTGCAACCTTTGCTTTGCAGCATAAAACCTTTGCTTTTTAGTTATCCACTCGAAAGCTTTGCCAGTACGCGCCCACCTCAGAGGACGCTGCACGAATCAAACGGAAATCAATAATTTCATTGAAATCAAGAACCGCTGGATTATTGTCTACACTGGTAAAAGGCGAAATCTCGAAACACACATCAAACGTTGCTGCATAATCAGCCATTGCTTCAAGCTCAGGAGTAGGGCTTGAAGTCCCAATATATAGACTTTTGACTTGATGAAATTGCGATCGTGTTCCAAAAGTAGGCTTTTTTATCAAAAACCTAGCACGACCGCCAATCTCTTCATGATTGATCCAAAACGCTGCAGGATTGTCCGGATCACGCTCAATAAAATCAAACAAAGGCGCAGGCTTATTCATAAGTTACCTTTCTAGGTATCGAGTTCCATTTCACGCAAGCCAACACCGTCTAATTGATAAACGGCTTTTTGCCCCTTGCGGAAGGAAATAGGCTTGCTTGTAGGACGAAAACCTGAAACCTTGTGAAGCATTGCACCAGTCTTCTTTGACTGGACTAGCACGGTTACAGGCTTATAGTTCATGATATTAAAATCACTGCTGACATCAGGCCACAAGCCACGCGCCACCAGGCCATCATAAGACCAACGTTCAATGACCATCGACACAGGGACAGCTGGCATTTCTGAATAAAAAATTTCATCAGGTCCATACTTGCCTAGGCTGTGTGATTCTTCGACATCGAGCCGAGCATCCACACTTACTTCATTAGCCTTGCCAACGATCTTATCATCAATATATAAAAATATTGTACTTCCTGTTTCTGCCATAACGCGCCCCCTTTGTTATGCAACGTCTACAAAATCTTCTACAAACGAATCACCTTGAATAAACTTGTTGCTGCCTGTAGGAGTAAATGCAAACTGGTATCCGACCACGTTACCTTGCACCTCGACCGGTAGAAGCCTATAGGCAGGCACACTTTCACGCTCACCTGCTGCATTAAGTTGCGAACCCTCAACAATTGATCCAACTTCATCACGGCAATAGTCCAAGGCATCCTGCAAAATTGATTGAATGTTTGAAGCTTTGACGCGCTTTTGACTTGAACCCAAAACCTTAATTTTCATCTGTGTGCGCACATATTTCAAAGTAAAAGCAACACTGTTGCGTATATCATGACTTATCTTTTCAAGATCATCATTGCCTTGCCATGTCGAAACACAACTAACAAACCTTATAAAATTATCTTCAAGATCTGCATGGCTTAAACCCCACTCTGTAAGCTCAGGATCAAGATTCATCAAGGTTTGTGATAATCCATCACTGAGCTTTGCAAAAGGCAAGATCTTATATTCGCACCCTTCACCATAATCCATACCTGCACGCATCCCAGCTTGCGCACAAGCCAAAGCCCAAGGTTGAAGGCTTACAAGTTGTCCTGCATCGTTGTAATAGTTTTCAACTTTTTGAAAGCACATTGCAATATTTGGATCGTTGATATTCTTGGATCGGACCTTTAACGCATTTTCTGCTTCACCACTAGCTGCAGCCACATAGCCCAAAGCCTCTTTTCCATCTTTGCCCCAGCGAAGATCCAAGTGAGCAGACAATTTAGCATGGTACGAAGCAGAATTATCAAGCAGAACAATAAAATTAAAATCGTGCTTTCTAAGCTCTGCAAATACATCGTCATAATCTGAAGAGCTTGCAGATCCATTGCTACCACCTGTTAACCAAGTTTCAGTGCTAGGGCTGCTTGGTGTCCCTGTATTGTAAGCAGTATCTCTTATAGCTGTTAGGTGTTGACTTCTGCTATTGCACCAGGCGATCACATCTGCACAAACACTTGTTGCTTGAAAGTGGATCTGCCCAGATGCCCCACTGTGCGCTGTGGGAGTAGAATCCAAATAGCCACGCACAACCGTTTTTGCTGTTGCGTTGACAACAAACATATACTCACTTCCAACTTTGATAACATTGTTATCTGCAGTGCCCGTTGGAAGCGTACCGGTTACCGTTGTACTAGTAGTGTCAGCAACTGTTACTGTGCCACTGGCAGATAAAAGCTTGCAATCTGTTGCGCCGATAAAATCAAGATCTTCACACTTAAACGTTGCACCATCGTTTCTATGTACCGTTGCGTTGTATCCGTTTTGTGCGTTGATATAAGCAGCAACTTTTTCCAAAGTATCATAGGTTGCAAAATTAATTGTGTGGTCTGTTGATCCATCCGTTGAACCCGTTTGATCCAAGATCAACTGTGTTCGAGTTATTTGACAGGTACAAGCAGAACCATCACCTGTATAATTGACTTCAAGCGCAGCATTAAAGCCCAGGTTATCCCCAACTTCATCCGTTGACCCAAACTTTTTAACCGTTAGCTTTTTGCCAAACGCCCCATCACTACCAGCAGCGATTGAAACGCTTACACTATTTGCTTTGATCCCATAGATCCGACTTGTCAAATTAATCAGATCGTTGCTTGAGCCATCTTCAAGATCCAGTGTGCCTTGTGTTGCAACGTTTGGACGTATTAACTTGATCTCACTTGCACCACGAACAAGCGAGCTATCATCACGACTAGGCTTAAACAAAATCCTGCAAGCTTCAAGCAAATCACCTTCTAGCTCTTGACGCAGTTTTGCTTCACTTCCTTTTTTGTAGGATACAACTTCTTTTGGTTTTGTTGTTGCAGTGCCCTCACCAACCAGAGCAACAACGCCCCTTGGTAAAAAAGTGCTGCTTACTCCAGAAGCACGGGATAAAGAGTTTTGATATACCCCGGCACGCCCTGTTTGATAACCACCAACATTTATAACTCTAGTCATGATCCCCCCTTGGATCTTTAAGGTTCTATCTTATATGGATCGATCTCAACAGTACCACCCGGATACTCGTTTAATATACCCTTCACTTCTGTTATTCTTTCACCTCTTGACTTCCAAGTCAGAGAATTAACAAAAGAAAGTGTTGCTCTTGCCTCATGCACAATATGAATTGATTTGTCAGGCTGATAGCCCTCGCCATCCCGCCCATTTTGCCACATTAACGCCTGCGCACCAAGCCCTTCAAAATAGCCACGACCTCTTATAATCAACTCACGAAGAACTAGATATATATCGTCACGATTAGCTTTAGAGCCTGCACCGCCAGCTTGCACAATAAGCACGACACTTTCATCAAATTCAGATCCAAAAGTGCATGTTTCAAAAACACTATTGCTAGCATCTGAATCTTGCGAACGAAAATCACCAAGATATTCTGGACGCTCACGATCAGAAACACGCAAAACGCATATTTTGGGCACAGTGTATTCAAACCGCACATATTCCCCTGTGACACTGATTGGATACTTCAACCAGTGCGCAAGATCTTCTGCACGCTCTGCTGCTTCTTTTTGGGAAAAAATATCATCAGCCAGGCCAACACCGCTAGATTGCAATGTGTTGTTGTAGACATCGGTTAAACCATAATAGCCAGTTGTTGCAAAACTACCTGTTAACAAGTCAATCACTGCACGTTTCATATCCAGGCTAGGCACTACGCACCCCCCCGAACGCTAACATCATCACGCGCCAATTCTACGCGCCACGGCAACTGCTTTTTACCGTTTATCGATCGCAGCATAGGATGATTCTTAATGACCCAGATCGGATAAAACGAAGCAACCACAACATATTTTGAACCTGGAGAGGGAGACAAGCCACCTTCCAACCATTCAATGCTCGGTTGACCACTTACAGGATCAACACTAACAACAAAATCTGTTTCTTGCGTATAAACTGCACTGGCAGACCGAAGCACAAACACTTCATCAAGCCAGCGATCCGCCAGCATATCAACACTAGAAGATCCACGAACTGCAGTAAACTCATCTGTTAAAGCAAATACACGCGGAACAATCCGATCATGATGTTTTACTTTGTAGGCAACCTGGACAGTGCCTTGACACCGCCCCTGCTCAAAAGCACCCATCATTTCAAAGTTTTCATCCAAAGCATGACCTGTAAACAAAACTTGAATTGCAACCGGATCTTCAAACTTATAACCACGATTATCACTATCAGTTACTGCATATCGTTGCGAACCATCCAAACGCTCACTAGGCACATAACTAGACCGATACCACAAGCAAGGCCAGCCAACGCGCCTAATTATTTGATCTGCTGGACGGTAAGCTTGAGCCATCACACGCCAACTAACTGTATATCAACAGCAGCACTTGCACCGCTGTTATTTGTGATTGACAAGCTTGTAAACTCACAGCCAGCCATAACCAAAAAACCGCCACTTGCTGCAGCGTCACCAATCTTGACCCCGTTAGAGTCACCATTAAACTTTGCCACAACTTGACGATCGGACTTGATAAACACACTGTATACAGTTGTTAAAGGACCAAAGCCCACAGCCTGCGTAGCACTGTCAGCAACAGTATAAGTTGTGCCTAGCTCAGTATCTGCTTTGCTTCCTGTTGTTGCGTGCGTATATGCTTCACTCCAATTTGCCCTTGCATCAGATAGGCTTGAATCACTGGCAACCTTAAAAGTGCTTGAAGCACTGACATACAAAGCCATAATTAAACCCCTGCAGCATACACGTTAACGTTAGTGTAGCCCCCTAAAGTCAAGGCACTAACCACGACATAACAACGACGATTGCGCACCGCGTTTGCAAAGTAGACTTCTTCAAGCGCACCAACTGCACCTGCTTCTTCTACTAAAAAAGGATTGTCGTTTTGATCGTCGTGCGCCCAGAGTTGCAACGTTACACTTTCGCTTGAACCCGATCCGTTAAATTCAACGTAGCAACTTAGACCCATAAAACCGGCCAAATCCCACAACGGCGCATCTGTTGGAATTGTAGTGTCAGCAGAAGATACTGCAGATCTTACATATTGATAATTAGGTGCTGCACAGGTTGTTTCAATAAATAAATTATCGTCAGTTGAAGCCAGGCGAACTAATTCAACACCACGCTTGCCAACACCTGCAGCACCTTTAATAGAGAGCCTACGGTTATATTCTGCCATAACACCACCTTTTTAAAGCATGGTCCATTCAACACGAACTTCAGCATCAGTAAGTGTGCCAGTGCCATCAGTAGTAATGGTTGCTTCGATCACATCACCTTGCTCAAACTGCAAATTAGCTGCAGTGCTGTTAAGCTCAACTTCAGTTTTTGTGTTGAGAGTATAACCATCTAAAGCTTGTGTTGCGTCAAGACAGTTGTTCCCATCACAAGTCATAGTAAGATCTGCACTAGCAACTGCAGCTGTATTTGCAGACGTTGCATAAATACCGGTGATTTTGCCCTTGCTTGGTGCAGTCCACTGCTTCTTGCTAACCTTGCTGTTACCCATGGCAGCAAAAGAAAATCCAAATTCTCTATTAGCAAGAACATTTGCAAAATCTTGCGCACTGTACCCAGGTTTATTAAATTGCGCCATTGTTCCCCCTTAGCCCCACAAGGGCTTCTTGTATCGTTCTAGTAACTCTTTAAAGCCTTTTTCATACCAAATTCGACGTGCAGAAAACTGTGTTGTTGTAGCACTCGCCGTAAAACTTTCACTATAGCCATCAATAGATCTTGACGCTAAACCACCAGTCTCTGCTTCCCCCTGAATCTCCAGGATTGAAGCAGCCGACATTTCAATTATTGCTTGCGCAATATCAACAGGTATTACAGCAAACCCATGACGGTAAGTGATCAAGATCTGCACTCTGTTTTGTCTATAGTGTCTATAGTTTAGCAGCGCAAACAGTGCTTGTATATCTGCACTGGCAACAAAAACAGAAACCATGCCCCGATTGTAGCCACTTGCAGGATCATCAAATTCCACCTGCACATCCAAAGCTTGCAACTCTTCAGGTGTGCCAGGCCCACTAACCGAAGCACCGCGCACTTGATATTCTATCTTATCAACTCCAATTACAGGAAAGTGACGCAAGTTAAAAGGTTGACCCATGCGATCACCTAGAATCTTTTGATAGACCTTAACGCCATATCTTTCTTGTGTTGCAGTTGTCTCACTAAGTTTTATGTTTGTATAATATTCAAACGAACGGATATAAGCAGTGATATAGCGTTGCACCAACTCTGCTTTGATAAAGTTTTGTGGAACCCCCTGGATCGTATCAAGCACTTCTTGCGGAAGCACCCCAAGAGGATCTGCACCACGCTTGCCAATCCCAACAGGAAACAGACCCGTTGAAGCACCTGCACTATCAAAAAACCTTGCTTGATAGTACAAGTGCCCGTGTCCGTTTGTGTCGTGATAGTGCGTTATCCAATTGCCATAAGGATCTTTTGCAGCCAGTGAAACTAGCAAAGTCATAGAAGCAGGATCAGAAGTTAAACTGCTCCAGACTTCTATTCTTTCAGTGCTAGAATCAAGAGGAGCATCCCAAAAGGCCAGCTTTGACAAGATTAGATCTCGCTATACTTGCGCTTGCTATCTGCCATATTTCGCAAAATAGAAGCAACTACACTTGGAACCTTGGCAACAGGATAAGAAGAGCCATCAAACCGCCACTCAATAACATAAATAGTTTGATTATCAATTGGAACGTGTGTTTCACGCTCTTCTCTAACACTAATTGCTGCAAACTTGTGCGTTAGTTCTCCGATCTCAGTACCTTTTTTGTATTGCCAACGATGAACAGGAGCAGTAGCAACAGGCTCAACTGTTGCAATGCTTGATGCTTCTTCAACTTTCAAAAGATCTGCAGCTTTTGTTGGACCCGACCGACGATCTTTAACCGGTGAATCTTCGCTAGTCTGTAAAGATTCTTCGGCCTCGACGACCGGCACGGCTGCTTTCTTTTTTGTTGTTTTTTTCTTCGCTGTTTTTCTTTGAGCCATTGGCTAGCACTCCAAATTCTAAAAGGTATTTTCGTTCAGCAGCAAGCTTTTTAAGCCTAGCTTGATCTTTGCGCTTCAACTCACGATCGATCATTCCAAGCACCTGCACTAGATCTGCAGCAGTTAGTGCACCCAGCGCAAAAGACTTGCTTTGCTCTACACAAAACCTTTCTTGCTTGTGCAACAGATCCCTAGCACGTTGTAACTCTTCAACCGTGCTGATTCTAATCAAATCACGCAGGCCAATCAACGGCAAACGCGCAAGGGCATCTGTTAGACCAGGCAAAGCTTGCATTAAGCAGGATCGGTAACACTACCGCCAATATTATAAAAGCGGATAATGTGTTGCTGCACATACAAGGCACAGGTTGCCATAGCATCAATTGAGAAACGATGCGTGTTGTCGATGCGTGGCAAATCTGCTGCAACTGGCTTTTCCAAGGCAATCAGGCCACAAGATCGTTCATCAACCATAATTGCTTCACGGCTACCAGGCACAATTGAACCATCATCATTGATCGTTTGTGTGCCACCTGCAGAGCCAGTTAGCGCAACTTCTTTGAGCAAGCGCATCTTGGTATAATCTGCACCGCTAGTTGTGGAACGGTACAAGCGCAAAGACTTGATCTTATCAAAAGCGGTACCACTTGGAAGATCAACAACAACATTCACACTGTTGTTGGTTGTCCCTGTAGTGTAGCCCGTTGCGTGCAGCTTGATTGGACCCTCGCCAACTTCATTAACAAAAGCCACGCCATAAAAATATTCGTCATCAGGCAATTCACCACCAGCAGCAATTGCACTTGAAGCATTGATTGAAGGAGGCTGAGAAGGTGCATTGCTATGAAATTTATCTGAATCCGTTGGATCTTCTGGAGTAGCTTTATACTTGCCACGAACACCCGCCAAGTGCAGATCCCAGATAATATCAAGATCGTTACCAAACTCATTAGACAGTTGGTCAACCTTGATACCAAGACCAAGTGCAGAAGGCACATCCTGCTTGTAAAAGCGCATCTGGTTATCAACATCCGAGCCAAAGCCAACGCGTTCTTGCGGAGCGCAATAAAGAGCACTGAAAGCACCGCCATATTGAATTGCGTTATGGACACGACCGCGAACATCAGAAAGTTGAAGATCGCCACCCCCGGTAATCTTACCACCTGAAGTAGTTGCCATATCAACATTAAACTCACTGCTGGTATCCATTTGTTTAATGATTCCATCAAACGCAAGCGAGTTAAAAGCACTGTCACTGTGCCAGATGTCCCTTTCCAGGTTAATCAAAAACGCGCTCAACTGCTCTTTCAACTCAAATGCTTTTGCATCACCAAAAGAGCCACCAGCAGCTTCTTGCAGTGCTCTTGTTACTGCACCCACACGACCCAAAAACTTTTGAGTACGAGAAACGCGAGAAACACGGCTTGACTCTGTTTGACCCAAAGCACCTTCACTGCGAAAGTTCCCAGAAAGATTACCGCGAGAGGTAAGCCTATTCCACTCAGAAGTTAGTGCACGGGCATCAAAAGTGTGCCAACGGCGCAGTTTAGGAGTATTGTTTTGCTCATCAAGTGTAGCGTAGCGAATGAGTCGATCCAGGTCATAACCATTCAGGTTTGAGCCATCAACACCGATTGAAGAGCTAGTTGCAAGAGCTTTTGAGATTTCAAAAACATCTGCACCAAAAAGACTTTCAAGAATGGCATTTTCTCTTGTGTGCGAAAATGCGTTACTAGCCGAAGCTTGCAATTGTGGCAACATGCTATTTTTCCCCTATTGTGCGAATTTAAGCCAGTTGTTCTTTTGCCCAGGCTTGCGCTTTAGGGCTCAGATTAACGTTATCAATGATGGACATATGCCCTTGCTGTGCAGCGTCGATCAAAGCAAGTTTGTAGATATCATCTTTTGCCATTGCAAAGCGATCACCCTCGCCAAAATTCAAACGCCCCCGGTATGATTCAGATGCACAATTCAAAGCTTTTTCAACAACGTTTACAGCTTTGACCTGCGCACCAGTAGGCTTAACCTTTGCCTCAGTTGGAGTATTGATCGAAGTGAAACCACGACGATCAGCAAGACCCGCTGGATTGTGCCTAGCTTCTTGCTCCATTTGATCCATTCTTGCTTGCATGGACTTAATAACTTCTTGCTGCTCTGCAATCAATTCTTCTGCAGTTTTAGCAACTTCTACTTCAGGTACTTCAAAACCCATTGCTTCAAGTCCCTTGCTAACTTCTTCAGGAAGCTCAACGTTGCCTTGATTGTCGGCTACTGCAGCCAGTGCAACTTGAAAAGCTTCAAACGCTTTAACAACACTCATAGTTTCCCCCTGAGTATTAAGTGGTTTACAATCTAAGGCTTTTGCAATCTCGATTGCTTGCCCAAATGCCTTAGCAACTGTATTGATTGACGTTATTTTTGTTCCCGGATGTATTGAGATCGGTGTAACACTAATTTCATACAATTCAACTTCTAGCACCCTTGGGACGACTTTATCTAGTTCACTGCTCCAGGCCGGTACAACTTCACGCACACCGCCACGAATGGACAAACCAGAATAAGCACCTGACTTTATACCTTGCCAAGCTTCCTCACACTTTAGCGCAATTGAGTCTAAAGGTATAGTGTTACTATGTTTACTCCATTGATCCAGAACCTCTTGCATGTTGAAGATTACACCGCATAAGTACATACCTTCATCTGTGAAGTGCAGACTTTCAACCCGTCCGATCGGCATATTTGCTTGGTGATGCCAGACAATAACAGGGTTGCGCTCCAGGTAAGTTTGCGCTCCTTTTTCGCAGGCTTTTGCAGCCACTTCCATGTCTTGCATGTCCAGGCCAGGCAGACTAGCCCAGCCTTCAAAGTATCGCCTATTTTGCCCAGAAGGATCAGCAACATGTTGCAGGCCATTAACCGCCGTTGCAAAATCAACAGTACTTGTTGCGCGGATAGGCGCAGGAGTTAACAAGCTTGCTCTTTTTACTGTTGGTAAGTTCTGATTCATCCCCTACACTCCCAATGCTTTTTCATAACCTAAAGCTTTGCAAACACTCTTTTGCACAAACTTTTCTAACGACACTTGCAAAGCTTTTTTAACCTCACTAGTTGCAGGATCAAACGACCGGAAGGAATCATTGACATCAGCAAGATATTCTGGAAACACCTCTTGCACTGCTCTTTCGTCAAAATCGCTAACATCTGCAGCTCTGCCCATCAAAGGACGACCAAGCATATCAGTACTTGCCAAACTACTTGTTGAAATTGTGCCATTAGGATTAAGACCAGCAGACACACGACTTAAAACATCTGCTTTCTGATTAACGTACTCTTCATGAACCATAGAAAATTGAGCCAGGCCTAAGCCCTTATGATACTTTTTAGGCAAAGTGCCTTTAATTGTTCTTGCAAACATATCCAGGTGATGGTCCCCCTCTTCAAACAATAAAGCAGGCAAAGGCTTATCAAGCTTTTTGTTTAGTTCTCTTGCAGCATGGCTTATTTGTGCATCAGAAAACCGATCAGCAATAGCGCGAAGATCTGCAGTTCCGTTTGGTGCAGATCTAATTTGACCATTAGCATCACTGAACATTTTGCGATCGTGCCTTGCTTGCTTTTTGCCCAACTTCTTAGGAGGCACAGACATCTTTTCCTGTGTGCCTTCACTAGTCTTTGCACCTTCTTTTTGCGCTGCTCCAGGCTCAACCGCTCCAGGCTTGCTTGCTGCAGGCTCAACCGCTCCAGGCTTGCTTGCTTCAGGCTCAATTTCTTTTAGTTTTTGCTTTATACTGTCGTGATAATAAAATAATGAAGCAACATCTAATTTATCTTTAAATTGTGATGTATCAAGATTACTACCACTTAAATGCGCAGCTAATGCAGCACTAATTGATTTAGCAAACCGATATTTATCTTTGTTTAACTCAATATCAATTCGTGGCTTTGCTTCTAACCCTTTTTCAGTGCGCACTAAAGGCCGAATGCTATACTTACCAGCACCTTCACGCGCAAAAATAAAAGATCTGTCTTTGCCATCTGTAATAATTTTATCCTTTTGTCTAAGCTTCTTTGCATACCATTCAGGCCATATCTCTTTCTTAAGTGATGGTGTTTCTTTTGTTTCTAAATCCCCATTAACAAGATCTCTAATAGTATCAGATAGAACATCTGAAGATCTGTTAAAACGGATACTTACAGCTTCATCTACATACTTTATTAAATCTTCTTTTGTTGCAATTTTGCTAGGATCTAATGATTGTTTTTCTTGCGCTCCAGGCTCAACCGCTCCAGGCTCAACCGCTCCAGGCTCAACCGCTCCAGACTCAGACACATTAAACAACTGGGTTTGCAGATCCCTTGCAGTCTTTTTTGCTTCTTCCACAATAGGCTCAGACCTGCTAGCCAAGTGCTCAGGACCACGCGCCAACAACTCTTGATAAACGCGAGTACCAGCCCTTAACCGTATTAAATCTGCTTCTGTTCCAACGTCTTTTGCTTCGCTTATCAGTTGACTAACACCAAACTCAGACATCCCCACACGCTGCATTAATTCTGCAAAGTGATCTTCAAGGTCGTTTTTTTCTTTTAAATTAAGCCCTGTGCTTTGCAGCTTATCCATCAAGGCCATACTATCTTGCTTAACCTCGTCGTTAGACTTCTTGCTAATCTTTTCACGCTCTGCAGATCTTCTTCTGTTCTCAACACGTTCTCTTTCTAGGCTGAGTGTAATAGCAGCAAGCTCACCTGCAATAAAATCATTATAAATTCTTATAATGTCGTCAGGGCCTGCACCTTCAGCAATAAGTTGTGGTTTGATCTCTTCAAACATCTTTTCAACGTTGTAATACTCAGCAAGATTCTTTTGTGCTTGTGGATCTGTACTGTCTGCAATCTGCTCTGCAGTCTTTGCACCCGCCCCGCCCCTTGCTGCAACTTCATCTTTGTATTTTTGTGGTACTTGACCAGGCGAAAAATGTTGCACTGGCACACCTTCACGAAGTTCAACAGCCCTTGGACGTATATATCCTTCAGCACTAGCCCCTTCATCTTTTGGCTTTTTCTTTGCAGGCTTGTTTTTTTCACGCTCAATCAACGCTTTAAGCTCTAGTTTGTGTATTTCGTATTCTTCAGACCCAGGAGCACTTGACGCAAATTTATCTAAGGCTTCTTGTGTGTACTCAGAAACATAAACACGACTATCACCAGCACTTGCAATAGTTTGTGCTGCTGCTAGCAACTTTTGATCTTCTGCTGAAAGGTTCGCTTTTGGCGATTCAACACCAAGCACATCAGCTTCAACCGCTGCAGGCTCTTCAGATCCAGGCTCCACCACTGCAGGCTCTTCAGATCCAGGCTCCACCGCTGATGGCTCAACCTTTGCACCTTCTTCTTGCGCTCCAGGCTCAACCGCTCCAGGCTCCACCACTGCAGGCTCTTCAGTGCCAGGCCTCACAAAATCACCTGCTTCAATTCGCAACCGCATATCATCAAGCATTTTTGATGTTACTTGCCCTGCTTTGTCAGATAGGCTTGTTACACCCATCATCTTATACAGATCTTCTTTTGTTAGACCTTGCCTTGTTGCTTCAGCAAACAACTTACCACGCGCAGCATTGAGCTTCTTCTTGTCGTCACTCTTAAGGTATGCTTTGTTTTCTTTGTGCCAGCGCAGCATTTCAGCTTTAGCAAGCTCAATTTGTCTTTCAGTTGCAACGCCACCTAGAAGGCACTCTTGAAATAAATCTTGCCTAGCAATCAAGCCCTCCATTGCAGCCTTTTCAAACTCTTCTCTATGCTCTTCACGCAGCAACACGCGAAAATCAGCACGGCTCATGGTTTGAACCGGCCCCCTGTTGCCATGCTCATCTTCATCTAAGTAAAACGTTAAGTTTTTGCCATCAACACTTTCAATAATAAAATGCCCTTTGCCCTTACCAGCAGCAAAGCTTGCGCCTGCATGATAGTGCTTATCGGAAGATTCACCAAGTACACGCTTGTGCTCTGTTGCGTGCCCTTCATGCCTTGTTCTTTTTTTACCGCCACGCTTTGAAGGATATGCATACCTCCAAGAGCTTTTGCCCGTTTTTTTGTTGGTTACACGCCAACGCCTTAAATATTTTGTTGTCCGACCTTTGATAATCTCAACAAAAACCGCCTCCAAAGCCTTTTGGATCTCACTACCTTCAATCGACTCTTTCAGCAAGTCAACACTAGACGGAGCACCAAACAAGCCACCGCCTACACCACCTGTTGCAAGCCGATCATAGTTTCTAAATATCTTGCTCAATTGCACCGTTCCTTTGCTTGCCAAAGTATCAAACAATAAACTTGCACGTTCGTTTTTATTAACAGGGTGTTGCATTTCACCACGCGCACGCCGATCAAAATCCATGTCAAGATCCAGCCGTGCATTTTCAACTGCTTTGCTGTTCTTTTCTGGCATCTTTCCAAGCTTTGAGCGCATTTCATTGATAGCACTCAAAGCCAACTTAAGATCGTTGCGCATTTTGTGATCTTCACCTGCACCTTCAGCACTAAGCAAACTTGGTGCAATCCGAGCAATCGCAGTTTTCATGCTATCACTTGTTGCAGCCAATAGATCGCCGTCATCTATAGTTTTGCCGAGCAAGGCCAATTCAACAAGCTCACGACCTTTTTTGTTAAGTCTTTTGTCTTTGCCTACAAACTGATTTCGATTGCGATCATCAATAACACCAGACATAGCCAGGCTTTGCACAAAATCTTCACTGGCAGCACTTTTTAAAAAGTCGTTTAAGGTTTGATCGTCCTTAATACCGTTGGCAAGTGCATCTAAGTTATCTTTGCTCAACTTGCGACCAATCGCAGCAGCTTGTGCAGATTCATCCATCCCCTGCGTCATGCTTTCGTTAAATTGACGCACCAGCAGCCCTTGCTTTTCACCTTGCGCTTCAATTCTGCGCACAAGCACCGGCTCTTTCATGCCTTTAACATCTGCTGGATCAAAGCCTAGAGACTCAGCTTTTTTAAGCAACTCTGCACGCAACTCTTTAGCCTTTTCACCACCTTGCTTATACAGCAATTGCATAGACATTGTGCGACTGTTGCCACCAAGCACCACCCCCTGCTCATTCACTACAGGAGGACCATTTAAGGCATCTGGATTTGTATTAACAACAATGCCAGGCTTGAAGTTTTCCGCATTTTTGCGCACTTTTTGCTGCTCTGCTTTATCACGATGATATGCTCTTTCTTGCAGCCCAGCAGGATAGTTTTGATTGGCTTGAAAAGTTGTTGGGTCGTGTGATGGTATGATATCGCTTGCTTCAACTAGTCGATATTCACCTGCAACACTTTCAGGTTGCCCTTCTTTCCCAGGGTAAAAAACTTCTGTGGTGTTGCCTTTTTTGCCCTGCAACTCGCTTAGTTTTTCACCACTTGCTGCAGTATCAAAGCCTTCTGTTGTTTGTCCTATCGTTTGTGATTCATCAATCGCAGTTGGTTTAATATCTGCTTTTGCAGCACTCTGCACACCTGCGTTAACCTTTTTCCAACGCTCAACCTCTTTTCGTGCCCTTGATCTTTGCTGTGGTGTTGCACCTTGCCCCAACATGCTTTCAAGCTCAAGCCTTGCACGCAAACCCGCGTTAAACTCTTTATTGAATTGATCCGCATGCTGTTTGCGCAGTAAAGCTTGAAAAGCAGCAACGTTGATGTTTGCAGGACCACCAACAAGCTTAAGACCCTGCTGCATGGTATACAGTGCAACTGTAAGCACCTTATCAGCAACTTTTTCGATACGATAAAAGCCACCGTCAGAGCTTGCAAACTCTGCACCCTTTGAATACAGCGACAGATCGCCCAAAACACCGCCCGGGAAAAATTCAAACCCAGCAAAGGCCGGATCTTTGCGCTGTTTTGTTTCTTCTCCACTTTTTGCTGTGCGCTCTTTTTTCTCGTCAGGGTGCGCTTTCATCCACTGGTTACGGCCAGCCTTGTTTTTCTTAAGCACAAGGCCAGGCCGAGGAGGAGCAGCAAGAGCTTTTTGCAACTCTTGCTTGCGCACTGGTTTTAATTTGAAAAAAGAGCTTTGCATTTTTTACTCTTCTTCTTCTTCTTCTTCTTCCATATCAAGACCAAGATCGGGCATCGGTGGCAACTCAGGAAGATCGCCCCCTGATTGATTGTTAGCCTTAACAACGCTAGCTTCCACACCTTCTTCTTGTGATAGTCGTTCTAACTCAGCATCGATTTCATCACGAGACATAGCTTTATAGACAGCCTTTTCTACCGCCTCATCAATCTTTTTTGAGTCCATAACTTCTTCAAAAGCTTTGATGACTTCAGCAACAGTAAAAAGCTTTTCTTGCTGTTGTTTGCTTACAGTGCTCACTAAACCAGCAACGTTGATAACCTTACTTGGTTTTTGTACTTGAATCTTCATGCTTAACCCTTTTTATCTGCAGCTTCCATTTGACGCTTGATCTTGTTAGCCCACGCTTTGCCGGCATCACCACCCCAAAGCAGCCAACTTTGTCTAGCTTTGCCTTTTGGATCTGTCTTGTGCTTGTGCTTGTAGGCACTGTGCCGTGCAAAAAAAGCAACCATTCTTTTGATAGTATCCGGGCTTATGTTTTGCCTATTTGCTAGGCTAGATGCCCTGGAGACACCAGACCCGATCCCATGCGTTGATGCTTGCTTTTGATCCAAACCACCTTTTTTTGATTTTGGTGCTTCTTTTCGCAACTCCAAGCCACGCCTAGCAGCAGCAGCAACAGATTCTGGAGGTTTAAAATTAATGTGCGAATACTTGCCTAGTGCTTTTTGCACCGTTGCAACCTCCAGAACCTCTTGCAGCCAAAAGTCAAATATATTGACCTTCACTACATCTTACCCGGCTTTTTGTCGTAGTGACTCTTAGCAGGCATCTGACCAGGCACACAGCAAGGTTTAGCCTTTTGCGCTGGAATAGGACTGCTAGCAACTGGAATTGATTGATACTTTTTTGCACCGCTCATATCTCTGTTTTTGTTACCGTGCTCGACTTTCATGAGAAACCCCTTTTTTGTTAGTTAAGATCAAAGCCTTCAGGCTTTAATTCTTCAGGTATACCAGAAAGCGATAGATCGCCCGGATCTTCTCCGGGCAGATCTTCGCCACCCCCCGCTTGATCTGATACCTCAGCTTGCGCTAAGTCTTCCATCCCAGGTTGATCTTCCATCCCAGGTTGATCTTCCATCCCAGGTTGCGCATCAGATCGCGCTTTTTCGTCATAAAACGTTTTTCTATAGTTTAGCGGTTTATCGCCATCTTCAACGGGAGCTTTACCGCGTTCAAGTCTAGCTTCGTTTACAGTGAGCAAGTGCAGATCTAATTGCTTTTGTATCTGCTCTAGTGTTTCTGCCTCATCTGCACCGCCACGCTCTGCAACACACTTTACTAGATCGCTACCAAAATCTTGAACAATACAACGTGTTATTGTTGTTTCTATAACTCGCAAAATCGCATCAAGGCCAGTATCAGCTTCTTCAGCACTCGCAAATGCTGTTGCTCTATTAACATCGTCAGTTATACCAATTTTAAACGGCGGGACATCGAGAACAGCACAAACCCTGACCATGAATTGCTTTTGCAATTGAACGCTCCACTTATCCCCACCGCCCGGATTCATGCTGAGATCAACGCCTTTAATTTCGCCATCTTTCCCAGATGCCATAATGGGCAATTGATAAGTACCTTCGAGTTCTGCCTCGTAATATGCCCGATAGGCATCAACATCTTCTTGCGTATTCAGCCCAGGTATCCCCTTAAGATGCAGCATTTTCCCGTATGTTTCACGCTTAAACTTTTTTAGCGTAGCAATATCTCCACGCGCATCCAGTTCTAGTGTGTTTAACAAGGTTTCTGTTCTGCTGTACGGATACCCCCGGAACATAACATCACTTTGGGGATGTTCCAAAACCGGCATAATATCGCAGGAACGAAAGCCAGGCCCAACTCTTTGATTGTCGATCCATTGTTCCCAGGATACCGCATCAGGATCAATATCCCCCGCATAGTCGCCAAACTCAGTTATAACGGGTCGTAAGGTTGCAGAATCCAACCAATGCAATTCTTTAATCTCGCTAGCAGGTGAGCTTGTGCCATCTGCCCCCGCTTCTCTGCGCAATTCCCACGCACCCAGGCCAATAGAGTATAGATCTTCAACTAATGGACGCAGCATATCATCCCAAGTGCGCCTTGTTCCGTTTGGATGCAAAAGCAACCGCCTAGGCCTTTCCGCAACCCGCTCTGCTTCAAGCAAAAGATCCAAATAAGCTAGCCTGAATCTATAGCGCAACTCTCCTTCTGTTAGGTCACTACCAACAGTAGCAGCCAGCAGAGCACGCACAATCTTTGCAGGCAACCACAAAGGCTTATACCTTTCAAGATCCGCTGCACGCTCTTCAATCCTGTTTGCAGCAATTACAAGTTGCTCAAGCATGTCTAATTCTTTTTTGTGGTGCTCCAGATTTGGCACAATCCGCCAATTTGCACCAGCAACTTCGCGCTGCCTAACAGCAATACAAGCACGCAAAGCCCAATTCTTGCGCGCAAACGTTCTTAAAATTTCGTAGGTAACGCCCCAAGGCTTGCGCACCCCAAAACCGCCAGCTTCTCTAGCCCGATCCATGGGGCGTTTATGCAATCCAATTCTTTCGACACTACCACGATCAGCCATCAGTTGATTGACTGGAGAGCGCAGGGCTTTTTCTAGCTCAAGACTATCAAGGCCACTGCTAGCAATAGACCAGGCACTCTTTAAACGAGTCCAATATGCTTGTGACCACTCCAACCAATTCACGACAAAACCCCCGGACGAATATACTTAACGGCGTGTGACACTGCACCGCATAAACTATCAGCAACGTCTTTTGACCCATAAGAAGGATGATCTATTTTCTTGCCCCTCACCAACTCCAGTTGCAACAACTCAATTTGCAGTATAGCGCAACTATCCCCACTTTTGGCAAGTTGCGCTAGCTCTTGATATGTTGTTTCTGTGTTTTGTCCGTGTGCAGGAGGAAAACAAACGCGCCCCTCATAGATCCCTTGCTTTAACGTGTTGTAGTGTAACACACTTTTTGCACCGTCCACACTTAACACTTCAACTTCAAAACCTTCGTTGTTCAAGGTCTGTATACTATCGATACTTTGCCAACCATCATAACTTGAATTAAGAAACCGAAAACCCCGGTGCTTTGAAAGCCAGTAAATAATTTCTCGAACGCGAGAAAAGACGACTTCACCACCAGGAGGAGCTTTGATTTGTATGCAGATCTCAACGTCTACCAAAACGCACCTTTCAGGCTTGCCCTCATTACTCACAAAAGCAACCTCATCGAAGCCAGCATTGCGCACTACTGTTAAGCCTGCAGCATCACCACTAGCAGACCTGCTTAAAGCTAGATCTACATGAAAGTGATAAAATTCCCGACGATCCCCCACAAACCAATCTTCAACCAAACTATCAAAATGCGACCACAAATAACCTTGATCGACTGCAGCCATCCAAGCAAAAGGCTTGACCCCCGGCTTGATTGGATTGCGCAACTCGTAATCAGGAGAAACAAGATCACGCCTGCGGAAATATGGAGTTTTTGAACCTGCTGGAATAGATCCCAGCACTCGCAAGCTACCTTCAGGATCTGTTGTAAAATCAGTCCAAAATCTTTCAGGAACCCAAAACCCGCTTGATATTTGGCTGTGCTCAACAGCAGGCAAAAGATCCCCTTCAGCAGACCTTTCCCAATCAAACTTTTCTGGAGAAAACAACCGCCACTTTTCCGCAGTGTTTCTTTCTTCAGGCCAGTTGCCCCAGCTTGTTTTGGGTTGTGGCAAATAAAACTTGCTGTGTGCGTCCGGATCTTTCGACCACTGCGCAATCTTGCGCTGTGTAAAATCGTTCTCTATATCACGCCGGGAAATGTAGATCCGCTTACCACTCAAACCAAAACTGCTAGTCACTCGCTTGTCAAGCTCGATGTCGAGAGCTTCAGCATGACATTCACCAGAGCTTTCAGGAGCAGTGAAAAGATTGCACTCATCCAGAATATAGGTAAACAGTGCAACACCTGCTGCACTAGTCAACTTGCTATGCCCAGGATAGATCACATATCTAGGTTTGCTTGGATTCAGCTTTCCATTTTCAACAGTACAAAATTGTATTTCACTCGTTACGTTTGGATTACGCCGAATTTTATTATAGATCTCAGGCTCTTTAAGCCACTTGCAACTCTCAATTGCTTGCGAGATCTCAACAAAAAGTTTACGTGCTAACTTTTGATTGATCGTAAAAATAGCGTTATAGATTACAGTGTGAGGAGCCAGGCCAAACTTGCCCCTTGGATCTTTCCCCAGCACAACTTCTTCAAAGATCTGCTTGCAGGTAAAATAACAGGGCAGCCTACAGACCTTGAAACTTTTGCCCCCCCGGATACCTTCTTCAATCACACCACCCTTGCAGCTTTCACTGCACAGAATCTCTAGCTCTAAAAGTGATTTTTCCCAAAAACCAGACTCACCACAAAAACGATCGCTCTTGATAAATTCTCGAATATCAGGAAAAACAGCACTAGACGCACCTCTTTCTTGCACTTCTGCCAACAGTGCAGAATTGCATCTTTTTATTGCAGCAGATATTTCTTGAAGTTCGTTCATTACTCCCACCTGTACTATCTGCAATATACTGATAAGCTTTTCTAGTTGTCAATCAACGACTTCAAGCACGCCCTTCCAACTGTTGCAAAGGCTTTTTCGTTTCTTTTTTTGTTTCGTACATTTCAGCCACAGCCCTTAAGAACTCTACATCTTTGTTTTCAATGGCCTTTTCAAGAGCCTGCAAGATCTCTGTTAGTGTAATCTCTCTTTTTGTGCGAAATTCTTGAAGCCACTTGTGGCACTCCAAAATATACCGGCAGTTGGGCAACTTACCTTCTCTTGCGCCTGCAAGCACACCTTCCCAGGCGACCCCATAAAGTTTATTTTTTGCAGTGTTAAGTGCGACAAACAGATCAACAAACAAAATTTGCTCTTCTGTGAGATCTTCACCGGACACTTGCTGTTCTTTCAGCAACTGCCCTTTGTTTTTCCAATTGTTTAAGGTTTGTGGCGTAACTCCCAACTGCACAGCCATCACTTTATAGGGCACAAATTTGCTTGCTAACTCTGCAACTTGCTGCACAATCTCTGCTGTAATCTTTGATCTTCTAGCCATGTTAGCCCCTCACTTTCTTAAAACTGTATGACCCTTTCAGTACTCGATGCAAGAACTTCCCCTTGCTTGCTGCTGTCAAAAAAGCTTTGTATATCTGTGGATCAACTTGAAAATACTGATAGACACCACCGTTTAAAAACTCAACTTCTAACACGCCCGCTTGCGCATCGTAGCCAATTGAAGCAACGTTTGAGCTTTGCACAGATATTCTTTTCACAACTTCAGCAACTCTTTATGATTGCGCAACTCGTCCAACAGCAAGCAGCAGTGTTTATATTTTTTTCCACTGTTGCAACTGCACTTGCTGTTTCTTCCTTTCTTTGGTGTATTTCGCTTGTATGGCTTGCTCACTTCAACCGCCCTTGTTTTTCAGCCTTGCGAACGTTTTTTAAGAGCCCGTACAACTCACCTTTTGTTGGTGGATAGTGATCCCCAATTGCATACTTCTGCAACTCAGGCTTGATCCTAGTATAGTACTCTTCTTGCGTTTCTTCTTGTTCAATATCCCAATAACGCTTTAACTCTTCCCACTGCTTAACTTCTGCTGGACCTTTCCAATTGGTGGACCAGGCAGCAGATCGCTTGCTTAAATACGGCTCAAATTCAAGAAACACTGCCTTACCATCAGGAGCCAAAACAAACCCGTTATTGAGCGCAAACCAGCACAAGCTTTCTTCAAGATCAATATCCCCAACAAGATAAGAATCAAGCGCATCATGCTTACCTTCAGCAAACAAGCCCGGAGCTTCAGCACCCGATCCGAGCTTTCCACGTCCCAGGGTTGTTTGCGCGACTTCTTCAAGCTTGTAAAACTTAAAGTAACCACTGCAACGCTGAACAACGCGCATAAGATCGAAGGTAGCACGCACGTTTACTTCCACAAACTTACTAAGCAGATTCAAGTCAAAGCCATCTTCAAGGTGCGGATACTCGCCAATGTTCCACCCTGTTACAAACTCAGCTTGATCCAGGATTGCAGCAGCTTCTTGCAGTCTTTTTGGGTCGTCGGAGTATAAGCGCACTTCTGTATTGTAAGGCGGTTGCAAATATCGAATTTTCAACCCCAGCCGAGCGATCCCAAGATAAGCGACAGGATCGAAGCCCTCGCCGTGCTCTTCAAGCAGATCTCTTAAAACCTTGCCTTTTGGGATAAGGTGCTTCGTTTCAATATCGAGGCAGCAATAAAACTTCCTAGACATGCGTATAAGCCCGGAAAACGTGCTTTTCTAGCCACTTCTTAGGAACCGGACGCTTGCCCTTTTCGACCAGGGAGTAAAACGCCCCATCAGAATAATCAAGCACCTGCTTTGCAAACGCTTTTCTTGTAAGTCCTAGCTCTTCACGCACGCTTGCCACTTCAACCGCTGTAAGTTGCTTTTCTTGCTTTTCTTGCTCCATGATTTCCTCGCTATATGGATCAAAATCCCAATTCTCAATAGAATCACAATCGCAGTTGTGAACATGTTTTTTATGCACGTTGCACCAGAAATTTCCACACCTGCAAGCTTCCCAATAAAATTTTTTCATAACGGTCTTATCTGTTGCCGAAAGCACCAGGCTTTCCCACCATTGATCCAGTGTATCAAATACCAAGTTGATCTTCTACACTTTGATCGCTTGTTCGGTCTAGTTTCAAAGATACTGACCACAACACCAATTCTGCCAGTGCTCAGGCACTCAACACGATCTTTAACGTCCACCTGGAGTAAGGGCAGGTTTATTCCTTGCAGGTTTATTCCTTGCACGTTTCAACCATATCAATCAAAAGGTTTCTAAATTCAATAGGTGTTGCAGCCCTTTCACGCTTGCTAAGACTTTCACAAACCCCCCTTCTATTTGGGTTATGATTATGCACTTTAGACTTCCCCCAAATCAAAATAGGCGGATTGTTACCCACATAATAAAGCCAAGTTGCCTTGCTTGCTCTGTGCCCGTAAAAGCCTTGATCCACACAACAAGACCAACCAAAATCATCAGACTTGATCCAGCCCCCAGTATGCGGAGGTTTGAGCAAGCCAAAATGATCCCAAGCTTTACTATTTTTCGGATGCTCCAAAACCCCACCATAATTTCTTACAGCACGAAGAGCATAGGCAAAACAACCGCCATCATCACCTAGCTTATATCTTTTTTTCCCAGACGGAGATCCAAACCAATAAGACCCCCAACGCGCACAAGGAGGATGCGCAATCACAGGATAAGGACCACGATACAAACGGGCATCCCGCTTTTCATCCCAGGGATCAACACTTTCAAGGTTAAAATAACAACCGTTTGTTTGGACAAAGAGAGCAGCAATCACAGCAACACCCCGACACAAGTATAATTACTTCTTGCACTTGTAAATTGCTTTACTTCTAGTGTTTTCTTGAACAGTAACTTTTACAAGATCCAAGTTTGCAGGCAAGCTTGGTTTAATTCTATCAGAAATCCAGATGCATAAATTTTCACTAGTTGGATTGGATAAACCACTCACAGTATTCAAGTTTTGATGATCGATCATTTCAAAAATTGGCTTAAAGCATTGATCGATCGTTGCAAAGTCCACAACCCAGCCTAACTTTCTATCAACTTCACCTTCAACAGTAAGTTTAATGATCCAATTGTGCCCATGCGTTCTATGACACTTATGAGATTCATCAGTAGCTGGCAAGCTATGTGCTGCTTGCACCTCATATTTTCTTTCAAGTCTCAAAATAGGTTTAGTTGCTTTGGACAATTTAAGATCTCCTTTCTCCACTGCAGCGCAAACTTAAGACAATTTGCACACTTTTTATGCGTGCAGCCTT